CCCGCTGAGTTACATAATGCAGTCGTACGATACTGCGTATAGTAAGAAGACAGCCGCCGACTATAGCGCGATTACAACGTGGGGTGTGTTCCAACCAGAGGAGGGCGGCCCCTTTAACGTGATACTGCTGGATGCCCGCCGTGGTAGGTGGGACTTTCCTGACTTGCGGCGTGTTGCCCAAGAAGAGTATAAATATTGGGAACCTGAGTGCGTATTGATCGAGGCTAAGGCCAGTGGTACACCGTTGACACACGAGTTACGCCAGATGGGTATACCCGTTATCAATTACAGCCCTAGCCGTGGTAATGATAAAATTACTCGGGTAAATACCGTCAGCCCTATACTGGAGGCTGGTTTAGTATGGGCACCTGAAACAAGTTGGGCTGAGGATGTTATCGAGGAATGTGCTGCATTCCCTGGTGGCGAGCATGACGATTACGTTGATACAGTCACACAAGCATTGCGCCGTTTTAGAGAAGGCGGTTTTATAGCGCATCCGGAAGATTGGCAGGATGACGTTGATAGGTATGTACCGCAGCGCATCTATTATTAGGGGATAAAGCATGGCTATGATGGATGATGGCATGTTCGGCGCGCCGCAAGGGTTACCCGAGCAAGAAGGCTTGACCCTTGAACAACTTTTGTCAGATGAGCAGGAAGCTACCCCCGACGATGTAGACGTCGAGATTGTGGAGGATGCAGATGGCGGTGCGACTCTATCATTCGGTGAAGATGAAATTGAAGGCCCTGATGCAGCGTTTGATAGCAATTTGGCGGAGATGCTTCCCGAGGAAGAGTTAGGCCGCATTAGTAGCGAGATACGCGGTAGTTATGAAGATGACCGCGCAAGCCGCAGCGATTGGGAAAAGCAGTACACCGACGGCCTAGCCCTGTTGGGTTTGACTTACGAAAATAGGACTGAACCTTTTCAGGGCGCTACGGGTGTTGTGCACCCGCTGCTGAACGAGGCTGTTACGCAGTTCCAAGCAGGTGCTTACAAGGAACTTTTGCCCAGTAGCGGGCCAGTGCGTACTACGATAATTGGCACACCGACTGCCGCCCTTGAACAAGCGAGTCAGCGCGTACAAGATTTTATGAATTATAAAATTATGTACGAGATGAAAGAGTACGAACGTGAGTTCGACCAGATGCTCTATTACCTCGGCTTGAGCGGCAGTGCGTTCAAAAAGGTATATTTTGACGCCCAGCTCGGCCGCGAAGTCAGTAAGTTTGTACCGGCTGACGATTTGATCGTAAATTATGCAGCTACTGATTTACAAACAGCCGAACGTGTAACGCATGTGTTGCGTATGTCGCAAAATGCGGTGCGCAAGCTGCAAGTGAGCGGTTTTTATGCTGATGTAGACATCATGGGCGACAGCGGTTACGACCGCGACGACATCAAAGAGACGTATGACAAGATCGAGGGCCGCGAATCAATCGGCGATGATGAAGAATTAACGCTAATTGAGTGCCATTGTTACCTTGATTTGGAATCGTTCCCTGACAAAGACGAAAATGGCGAAGAAACAGGCATAAAACTGCCTTACGTGGTCACAATTTGCACTGACACAGATCAAATTTTGGCTATCCGACGTAATTTTTCGCAAAATGACCGCCGCAAAGAGCCTTTACAGTATTTTGTGCAGTATAAATTCACTCCGGGCCTGGGTTTTTACGGCTTTGGACTGATACATTTGCTCGGTAACAACAGTCGCAGCGCCACAAGCACGCTACGCCAGCTAATTGACGCCGGTACACTCAGTAATTTGCCTGCTGGCTTCAAAGCACGGGGCTTACGCATCAGCGACGATGCTAATCCTATACAACCTGGCGAGTTCCGCGACGTAGATGTGCCTGGTAATGACTTGCGCGGCAGTTTGTTGCCCCTGCCTTACAAAGAACCTAGCGGTACGCTGTTTCAATTACTCGGTTTTGTAGTCACAAGTGCTGAAAAATTTGTTGGCACCACCGAGGTGGGCGTAGGCGATGCAAACCAAGAGATGCCTGTAGGCACAACAATCGCCTTGCTTGAGCGCGGTGCTAAGGTGATGTCGGCTGTGCACAAGCGCATGCACGCCAGTATGAAGTTAGAGCTTGAACTTTTGGCAAAGCTGTTTGCCGAAGGTACTGGCAGTTATCCATACGATGTAGCGCCTGCCCAACCCGAAGTTGTACGCGAAGATTTTGATGCCCGCGTAGATATATTGCCGGTAAGCGACCCGAATATTTTTAGCATGTCGCAGCGGGTGAGCTTGGCGCAAGAGCAGTTCAAGCTCGCTAATGCTGCACCGCAGATGCACAATATGTACGAGGCTTACCGCCGTATGTACGAAGCACTGGGCGTAACAAATATTGACCAGTTGCTAACGCCCCCGCAAGACCCACAGCCCATCGGGCCATTGCAGGAGAACAGCAATGTGCTTGCTATACCCGATGGTGCACCAGGGCCGCAGGCGTTCCCCGAGCAAGACCACCGGGCGCATATCAGTGCACACCTTGCGTTTATGCAAACGCCTTTGATTCAAGCACAACCGCCGCTAGCTGCTGCATTGCAGAAACACATCTTCCAGCATTTGTCGTTGCTCGCACAGCAGATTGCTCAGCAAGAAGCCCAAGCCGGCGGTATGATGTTGCCACCAGAACAAATGGTAAATGTGGTAGCCGCTAAGGAAGCTGAGTTGATGCAAGAGTTTGCGCAGCTTATGGCACCGCCGCAACAGGAAGACCCAATCGTTGCATTGAAGCAACAGGACCTAGCCTTGCGTGAGCAAGAACTCATCGCAAATGCGCAAAACGATGCAGCAGAGCTAGAGCTTGACAGGGCAAAACTGTTGCAAAATGCCAACATCGCACGCGAGCGCATAGACTCCACGGAAGATATTGCAAGGCAGCGTGCTGAGCTAGCTTTGTATCGCACGAATGTGCAGGCTAGGGGGCAGCGATGAAAGGTAAAGTCACCGTACCTAGCCGCGTGCAAGAGCACTTTTTGGCATACATCAACCCACGCGAAGCAGCCATGTTGCGTGCGATGGGTGGCGGCGTCAGCAAAGACGGCGGCCAGAAGATGATGAATGGTGTGCCTTTTTTCAGCGAAGCAGATGAAGAGGGCGGCCCAGGTTTTGATGTGGCTGACGTGACTGGGCCTAGCGCCAGTGGTGATAGCCCTTCCGGTGTAGAGGTGACGCCACTTGCAGACATGACACCTCAGAGCGGCCTAGAAGCGACTTTGGGCATAGAGGATAGACAGCCAACAGAGCCAGACAATACTGAGAGTGAAAGAGGCGGTGGCATCATGTCACTTGTAAAGAATATCTTTACCAAAGGCGCCCCTAGTGTTGTTGGCGATTACCTGGGTGTATCACTATCACCGCAAACCTCAGGTGCTATGCAAGCGCTAGGGGGTTTGGGTAGCCTAGCGATGGGCGGGCCAGGTGTAATAATGGGCGGATATAACCTTTTCCAAGGTCTGAATCGCGCACTTGATCTTGATACCACAGAAACTGATCCGTTTGAAACGGATGAGCAAGAGATGAACATGGGGAGCGATAATTAATGGCTGACCTCAACAACGACGGCGTCATCACCGAAGGTGAGTTGGAAGCATGGGACGAGCATATGAAGTTCGTCACACAAAAGCGCATCGCAATCGGTGCCTTTTGCTTCATGTTAGGACTGACAACAATTTTGTGCACGCCCCTGATCAATGAGACTAGGATTACCGCGCTTACAGGTTTGATCAGTACGATGTACATCGCGCTGGCAGGCATTGTCGGCGCGTACATGGGTATGTCAGCTTGGATGGCTAAACGGTAATGTTGAGTTTGCTTGGCACCCTACTGGGTTTTGGAACGAGCATCGTTCCGGAGATACTAGGGTACTTCAAGCAACGGCAAGCCAATCAACAACAGCTAGCTATGCTTGAGGCGAAAGCGAAGTATGCGCAGAGCCTGAGTGAGCTTAAGTTGAAAGAGCTTGATGCACAAGCTGAGATACAAGAAACAAAAAGTTTGTATGAACATGATCGATCTGTCGACGCTGGCCCATTTGTCAACGCTCTCAGGGGCAGTGTGCGCCCTGTTCTTACTTACCTTTTCTTCATAACCTTTGCGAGTGTCAAAGGTGTGTTGCTTTACAGCGCGCTGCAAAAACCTGATATGAACTTTGAAACTGCTGCCCTGATGATTTGGGACAGTGAAACACAGGCTATCTTCAGCGCCATCATCGCATTTTGGTTCGGTAATCGCGCTATGGGTAAAGCAAGGGCGCGTATTGACAAAAATGGTTGATGACCCCAGTTTATTTTTATTTGAACGTTTGTTAAAGAGCATACGGGAACGACGCTCTAGCTACGAAGAAACTTTGGCTTACGGCGCAGTTGCCGACTTTACTGCGTTCCGTGAATTGCGTGCACGTATTGCAGAGATCGGAACACTCGAACAGGAACTCAGAGACCTGCTAGTTAGGATTACCGATGACCCAGAAGATCCTTGAGACTGCTTACGTCAAAGAAGAAAACTTCGTACTAGACCCATCAAACCTACCTGAAACAGCTATTGACCGCCTACCGCAACCGACCGGCTGGCGTATTTTGTTGCTTCCGTTCAAAGGCCAAAAAAAGCACGGCTCGTTATATCTGCCAGATCAAACTATCG